TGTAATCCTCCCAATCATGAACGCGGCGCTGTTCTCCTCATTGTCCTGAAACTGCGACGACAGCTCCTTCATCTTCTGCTCGATAGGAGCCAGTGTCCCAGCTGGCGTTACTGCTTGCGCCGCGCCCGCCGGCATCTCTGCAACTCCATACGCCATGCCTGCAAGGAATGGCTTGCTGTGCTCGACGAACCGCCCTGCCTCCTCGGACTCTGCGACCAGCCCCGCACCGAGCGCTGCCGCGAGCCCTCCCTCCGTCGAAGTTGTCGTTGGCCCCTTGTCTGCCAGCGCCGCATTGATCGCGGTGATCTTGTCCGGGTCCAGTGCTCGTTGATCTCGCCCCTTTGCATCTGCAACCGCATCGCCTCGGGCGCCGGCCTCCGACAACTGCACATGGTTAGGGTCCCCTTTCCCTCCGAAGGGTGCCGAGAGCCCCACCGCGTCGAGCGCCTTCTTCCCCTCAGCCGTCTGCAACCACAGCGCCGTGCCTTGGTTTACATCGAACGCGGCACCGATCTCGTGCTGTGAGTGACCCGGCCGTGCTGCCAGCCCTCCAACCCCCCGCATGAACCGATCATACGCTGCTACTTGCTGTGCCTCCGACCGCCGCGCTGAGATGATCTCGGTGTCCTTCCGCACGTTCTCAGGCATGAGATCATACAGCCTGTTCGCGCGCTCCACCAGTCGTGGGTCCATATGGTCTGAGTGTACGCCTGATCCCTGCTTGAATTTGAATGCTACCGCTGCCGGCGCGGTGTCCGCTGGCCCTGGCGCGGTCGCGGGCGCACTCGGCGGCACAACCACGTTGCCGGCAGGGTCCCGCCGCTCCCCTCCCACCGTCGGCACCCCTGCCGACGCAGGGATAGCACCTCCAGGCGTCGCAACCGCTGGCCCTCCCAGCGACGCATTTATCTGGTCGATTGTAGCTTGCGCCAGCTCCACCACGTTACTGTGTCCCCTTCACGAACCCATGTGCCGCCGCGAGCCACTGCTCTGGTGTCACGCCCACCTTCCGCGCGTTCGCGATCACTTCCGACCCTACGATCTCCCCTGCGTCCGTCTTGAATGTCTTGCCGCCATCAAACGTCTTGCTAAAGTTCTTGTAATTCACCTCATTCCCGTTGAACATCACCACGGACTTCCCATCCTTCGTCACATAGGCATCGAGAGTCCCCGTAACCGCTTTCACTTTCTGCCACTCCGCCAAGGCGTTTCGCAGTGGCGCAGTGTTGGCAAGCTCGCGCCCTGTGCGCGAGTCCACCATCCCGCTGATCCGTCCCTCCAGCGAGTTAATCATCCGGTCCGCCACTTGGTCTGTGGCGAGGAGCGCATGGAGCGGTGTCTCTGTAATCCCCGCCGTCACGTCGTGCGCCAGCTTGACACGGCCCTGCGCGAAGAACCCACCGCCCTGCGTTGCAGTCGATGCCACTTGCTGCGAGGCTGAGTTCCACATATCCACCACTTGTGGATCACCAAATGGAAGTCCAATCCTCTGCAAGTAAGCGGTCGCATTTGCTCCCTTGAAGAAGCCCAGCTTCTCCGCTCCACCCTTCGCGAACTCATTGATGAACCGGAGGGCGGAAGTCGCATGCGTCGTTGCATCCGCCGCCACCTTCTGCTCTGCCTCCGGCGTCATCCGTGGGGCCTCGCGCCTGGTCTCAGCGGCTTGCTGCTGCGTCACTGCCTGCGATAGCCCCGCTCCGCCCTTCTGCTTCGCCGCCAGCGCCATCGCCTGCGCTTGCTCCGCCGACATCGACGGGAATGCGTCCCTGATCTGCTCTGGTGTGAGATCGACCGGTGCCGCCGCTCTCGCCTCCTGCTGCGTCTTCTGCACTGTCGCGGCTGCCTGCGGCGCCTTGTATGGTGCAGCAGCTGCTCCACCCGCTAACTCTTGCATCTTCAGCGGGTGCTCTTCTTGGCTCTGTCGCACCCCGACGCCGCGCTGCGCCGTGCCGAGGACATGCTCCACCGCTGCGGAAGGATCTTTATTAGTGAGGATTGCTGTTGTATAGGCAGTCGTAGCGGCTGCCCTTAACTGAGGAGTAGCTGCCACGCCTGAGGAGGCTATGATATTATCGACGAAGGAGCCGGCGCTCGCACCTCCACCACCGCCTCCCTCCATGCTATCCAGCAACTTCTTCATCCGCTCATTCGCCATCTCGCGCCCCTTGGCTTGCGCGAGCGTGTCGCGGATCTGCGCCTGCTCCCCCTCCACCTTGAACTGCTCGCCCAGCGCCGTGATCCCGGCCTTGCCCCAATTCTCGAAGACTTTCTTCGTGATGTCGTTAGGCGAGTTGTTGGGGTCTTGCTGGATCTCCGCCATGCCCTTCCGCATCTGGGCTTCCCCCACGGCCCCAGCAATCCCCCCCAACAACTTGCCGAGCCCTTGGCCCGCGTCTCCCCAGCGGGTGTCTTGCGGAAGATTGATTACTGGCACGTTAACCTCCTAGCACGTCTGCAAGCACAGCAGCGTAGTTCACCCGTTTGATGCCCTCGGGTCCCGTATGCACCGCCTCAGGCAACCTGCGCTCCACGTCCTGCGCCATCACGCCGACATGTTTGCCAGGCACTCCCTTGTACTTAAACCTGTAGAGGGGAAATCCGTCCACCGCCCCGATCTCCTCGATGTCCTCCTTCACCCGGCGATCTGACAGCAACGATGAGATCAGGGAGCTCCCGCTCGCACTCCCCGCGAAGTTACCCACCCCTCCCAGCAACCCTCCCAGCAACCCCGTCGAGCCGCCGGTGCCAACCCCCAGCGTCTGCTGTGTCTGCGCCGTGCCACCACCGAGGAGATCCGCGATGTATTGCCAGAATGGTGCTAGCGTGGAGGTGCTCGCTGAGATGTCCTTGCCAAGTTGAGTCGTGCCAAGTGTCGTGGTGTCAGGTGCGAGTCCCAGCGCCGCAAGCACGTCCTTCTGCGCATTGATCCCTCCAGTCTGATTGGCTGTCTGCGCCGCGAGGGAGCTACTCGCATTCAGCTTTGCAGCATCATAGGCATAGGTTGCGCCAGTCTGACTCAGTGTCCGCTCCAGGTCCGTCGCAGCCCCCTCACGTGCCGCCAGTGCCCCGGTGCCATACACCCCACCGGCACTCCCTCCTACTTGCCCTGTGATCCCCGGCAGCGTGCGGCTGAGGAAGTCGTCCGTCAGCGGCTCAACGACACCCTTCTTGAAGGAGGAGGTCGCATCAACCACCGGCGCCGTCACCTTGTCTGCCTTGAAGTCAAGCCCCTTCGACAATGTGCTGAGCGCCTTGGTGTTGAAAGCGGTCTGTTCTCCCGTCACCCCCTGTGGCACACCAATCGCTTGCTGTTCCAGGGACGCAAGGGAGGTGTTCCCGAGATCCCCCCCGATCGTCCGCGTGAACCCAGAGGGGTCAGATAGGAAGTCCACCAGAGTCGCTAGCAACTTCTCCTGCCCTGGAGAGGTTGTCGATTGTGTGGAGAATGTCGCCTTCGGCGCGGAGCCGGTCAAGAAGCTCATGGATCAATTCCTCACATCAGGGCGCGACAGCCCAAAGATCACGAGATCGCGGAGTGGCGGCTTGCCTTCAGCCGCACCCTGCCGCACTACAGCATTGCGGAGCACTCCCTCCCGCACGAAGCCGAGCGCCCCACACCCCATGCAGGCTGCCCGGTTGTCTGCGGCGATGATCGCCCAGACCTTGAGCAACCCTCGCTCCGCGAATGCGCGCGTGATTGCCATCTGCATGAATGTGAAGGCAATCTTCCCTCGCGCATGCTGATGAAACCCGCAATGCACCTCGGCGCCGATGGAAGTGCGCTTGTTGAACAGCACATATCCGATCACGGTGCCCTTGAAGGTGGCAGCCAACGACCACACGTCAGGGTGGAGTAGGTATCCCTCGAAATCCATCTGTTCTGGCTGCGGCGCGAGCGCATCTGACGCCGACCAATATATCTCCGGCGTCCGCATGAACTGCACCATCGCTGGCACATCGAACCGATCCGTCAGGTCGAAGTTCTGCTGCGCTTCCATCACCACTCGCTCTCTGCAACGGCGTCGATGTCGATATACCGCAAGTCGAACGTGGGGTCAGTGCCTCTCAGCCGTAGCATCAGGCTAGTAGACACCGTGTCAATATGCTGCTGCTTCACAGACACGTCCGTCGTGCCGAAGTTGAGGGTGCCGAGAGTTGTCCACGTGAGTCCGGTGTCCTGCGAGAACTCCACCTTGACCCCGTTGCCTTGCGCGAGGATGACTGCCCGCTCCCAACGATTGTACTGCCGCCCATCGCCAAGTTGCTTCGTTGTCACGGACCAAGGGATCACCACGCCGTTGTCAGTCGGGGTGCTGTAGTCATATAGCATGAGCTGTCTAGTTCCACCTCCCGCACCCGACGGGCACAACAAGATCGAGGCGGCATTCTTAGTAAACGACGTGCTGCCCCACGTTAATGTCCACCGCGGATCATTCCAGTTCCCCACAGCGGTGGGCCACAAGACAACTGCAACCGGCAGAAACGCCATCGATGCGAGTGTCGTGTCTGCAAGAAACCGCTCCGACCATGCTTTGGTCGACAGCTTCATTCGCAGCAACTTGTTAGGCACGGTCGAGATGTCGGCTGGATACACCAGCCAAACTTCATTGATGTCCGGCACCCATTGCGTGTAGACGGTGAGTTTGGCTGGGGAATTGAGATCGCCCGTCGCCGCTAGGAAGTTGTTGAAGATCGGGGCGCCAACCGGCGTCAGCTTATATCCCCCCTCATACGAATACACGTTGAACTTCCCGACAACAATGTGCTCCCCACCAACGTCAGCAACTGATCCCTGTGATTGCACACCCTCCGTCTGCACCATATACTCGAAGAACAAGATCTCATTGAGCACGCCGAGATACCGCGACCGCATGATGCTAGAGTCGCGGTAGATGATGAGCCACGGCCCTAACGGCTGCGCGTCGAGGATTGCATCCTCAGTGTCAAGCAGGTCATAGATCGCGGAGATCCCGGTGGTCCAGTTAGTCGGATCACCTGCGTCACTCGCCCGCACCCGTGCCGGCCGATGTGTGCCGGTCTCGATCGTGTTAAGCAGCAGCAACATACTGTGGAACACAGCGATCGCAAAGCATGTCGTGGGGCTGGGCAGCCCCGGCACGGACTTGACAAGCCCATTGAGGTAGTAGGAGACTGGGTCGACTCCATTGGAGAATATGACCCAATTGTTACCAGGGAACACCACCGCGCTGATCTGTGAGACCTGCGGATCGCCGTGCAGCGCTGGCCCCCCAGTAACAACCGCATTGAGCAGCACTGAGCGGCCCGCCGGCACCGGATCAGCCGTGACTATCGCGGAGCCTCCAACAACCGTGATCGTGGTGACTAGCTGCGTCCCATTGTCCAACGTGATCCCTACGATCTCCCCCACTGTGAGATCTGTTATGTTGTTCAGGGAGAAGGCCGACACCCCCGAACCAGCAGCTAGTGTGACAGTGTGCGTTTGGTTCAACGACACCGGCTGCCACTGAGACGCAGACGGCACCCATTGATACACCGTCGCGGTAGTGAAAAGGAGCAGCACCGACGAGCCGTCGCTAAAGAACACCTCAAACGTGCCCTGCGCCGTGCCGCTATACACCCCACCAAACTGCACATATCCAGTGTCAACAACAAGTCGGCCAGCTATGGTGTGGAGCCCCACCATCTGCACGGTCTCGTTGTCTGCCAGATCCCCTGGTGACTTGTCTGTGCGCTCGCCCCCCGTGAACAGCGGCAGATGCGTCCGCTCCGGCTTCTCCTGTGGAGCTAGAGTTGCAACCTTCGCAGCGGCCTGTTCAACGATCCGCGCCTGCATTAGACGTTGGTTCCAGTTGCGTCGACCCAGGTGGAGGAGCTAGCTTTCCACCAGATCGGCTTGTCGAGCGTCGTGTCGAAATAGAACTGGCCAGCGGTGCGTTGGGAGGTGGGACGTTGCGCTGTCGTGCCGAAGTCAGGGTTGTTGAACACCGCCGCAATCCGCGTGAACATCTGCCGGATCGCGTCAAGCACCACCCGCTCGTCCGCCGCGTCTCCCATCTCCAGCTCAGGGAAGGTGACTGGCAGCTTGCTCATGGGATGTGCCCTTGGATTACTCCTGCCACGTAGAACTCAAACCGGGCCAGGGCTGAGTTGTACTGGATGAACGTGTTGCTAGCAAAGAACAGCGCATTGTATCCAAACGACGACGGCCCCAGCGCGAAGGTCGCATCCCCATTGATGTTGCCAATTCCCCCAGAAGCCCTGAAGTTCCCCGTCATGGTGAAGGAGCCCTGGAGAGTGGTGGGGACCGCTAGCACGCCACCACCCGTGATCTGGATATTGTTCCCCCCAGAGTCCTTGTACAGCAACTCCACGTTGCTGTTGATGACTTGAGAATACAGGATACCATCTCCTGCATTCACCATGACTGGCGAGACACCCTGCGGCATAAGCTCGACGTGGAGATGAAGGCCATCGTTGGCGTCGCCTGCTAAGGAGTGGTCGACTGCGAGTCGTTGGCGCACGTCAATCTTGAGGGCGCGGATACGCCCGGCACCGAGGTTGATCGCCTCGTTGTCAGCAGGCAACCCTTCAAAGGTCACATTCCATGTGTCGAGGAACACTGTCATCGAGCGCTACCCACCGGCTATGCTCCACTCCGTCGCGTTCCACACATAGGACTGCGAGCCATAGTTCACCGCAATGACATCCGAGGTGCGTCCATCGATACTGGCCGCTGTAACGGTGATCGGGCTTACGCCAGCGATCCCATTGGCGTCTTTCACGTTGAAGGTCTGCCCATTGAAGGCAGCGACAGGAAGCACCAACGTCTTCGTTCCCGCACCTCCCTTCACAAACACATTGACTATAGAGGTTGTCGCTGCTGCAATAGCACTCGACCCCCCGGCCGGGATGATCTGTGTCGCTTGAACCTGCGCCGCAATCTGTGTTCCTGAGAACGCGTTCAGCCACCGCCCCGGGGTCGATGTCACCGCGAACGGATTGAACGTGTTAACTCCATCGTCCACCGCAAGTGAGTTCGTGTTCCACAGGAGCCACTTCTGCCCCCCGTCAAGCTCTGTGACAAGTCCGGCGAGATAGATCAGCGCGCCATCGAATGAGCCAACGAGTCCATTGACAAGGACGCCAGCCTGGAGAGCGGGCTGGAGATATGACTTCGCCGGTATGGGGTTGGCAACTGACGGCGTGAACGCGCCAACCGTCAGATTGTACCACGCGTCTTGCGGGACAAAGGTGGGGATTGGAACGGAGACCATCAGGCGCTCCAACGTCCACCGCTGTTGCGCCGAGTCCTAATTCGGTTACATTCCTTGCAGAGGCGCTGTCCAGCATGGCTAGAAGAAGGAGGGAATATGTAGGTATTCTCCGCAGTGAACTCGTGGCCCCTAACGCAATGCGTCTGCTCCCGCTTTGCATTGCCGGAACGTTCAGCGTTCACCTTCCTTGTTACAGGTTCCATGTGTTCAGGATTGACACACAGTCTATTCTTACAAGTGTGGTCTAGCTCCAGCCCAGGCGGGATAGGAGCAACTAACAAGGAGTAAAGTATCCTGTGCACTCGGTTGGTACCATCAAAGTATTGACGTGCAATATCTGACGTGGCGTAGCCATCCTTGTCGGTGCCAAGGGTCCATTCCCAGCAATCGCCTGAGACTACGCGGATCCTCTGCTGAAGATGCTCGGCTACATTCACTAGGAGCAATTTCTATCTCCACCCATCTTTAAGCGTGGTTAATCCAAGGATTCTGCCAATATGGCCCACTAACACCACCAGTGCCCATCCCCTCGACATCTCGACTGATCTCAATATCGGGTCGGTTGTCGTCTTTCTCGATCGCTTCGTCGAGCTGCTCCTTCGCGAGCCCCTCGAAGTACGCAGCACGGTCGGCGCGCCCTAGGATCTTGAAGAAGTACCCCAGTGTGTAGTTGATGAGAACATCGTCCTTGTTCTCGAAGTCGGACGCTTGCGTCAGCCCCGTTGCCACGAATGGCGTGGGGAACTTGACGTAGCGGAGTTGGGCTGTGAACTGGAGGAATGGCGGCGGCGCCATCACAATGAAGTTGCCCCACCGGGCGTAGATCTCGGGCCACGATGGCGGCAGCCACTCGGGCGCAGGGAACCTCCGATCGAACCACCTCCACGGCTTCTCCACGACCTTGCGGCTCTGCCCCATCGACGACACCCCCGCCGAGGTGTCAAGCAAGACGAAGGAATGGATTGTCTTGATCCCAGGCGGCGGCACTAGATACTTGTCGATCCCAGGGGTCTTAGTGAAATTCATCTGGGCGAACGCCACTTGCGCCATCTCGGCGAAGTCATAGCTCCGCCCGATGCGGGACTGCGCCAGATTGAGCGCCGTGACAATCCGCGGCAGCGTGATTGACTGGTTCTCTGTGCGGTTGCCTAGGCCCGCCAGGATCTCCGTCTGGAAGTCTGAGAGTGCGAGTGTACCCATGTGCTCATAGTCCCAGATGCCCTATAGCGACGAAATCCACATTGCCAACGTTGGTGGTGTTGGCAACCTCCACCGGCACCGTACCAGCGGATGTGTAGGCTTTGAAGGACAGCGTGGCGCGGTCCCACGCCACCCAGAAGCCAAGCGTGGACACGGCGCCCGACAGCACACGCAGAAGCACAGTATCCTTGAACTTGCCGGTGATAGCAGCGACGGCAGGATGCGCTGTGTCGTAGGAGCTAATCGCGACCTGCCCTGAGAGCACACCGAACTGTGTGTTGCCGAGCCGTGTGACCCTCGGCATGTCGAGTGTGATAGTCGGTACAGCCATCGGCGTCTCCTAGTAAGGCAGGTCCAGCGCGACTAGCTTGTTCGTCGCGTCGAACACGGTGCCGACTGGCGGGATGGTCACGGCAGTCTGGAGTGTAACGGCGGGATAGGTGCCCTGCTTGACAACCTGCCCTGCTGTCGCACCGCCCGCGATCGCAGCGGACGACACCGCCAGCCCCTTGATTTGGATGAACCCGAACTGCACGCCGCCGGCGGTTGCGACCACCGCCATCGCGATACCGGCAGGACCAACCCCCACCGCACCGTCCACGCGAGTCATCGCGTCGGTGGCGCCGAGGGAAGTGGCGTAGCCAACGAGATCGCCGACAGCGACAGCGTTGGTCCCAAGGAACTGAACGTACTTGTACGTCGCGTTGTTGAGTTCGCAGATCCCACCGATAGGGGCCTTGGCTGTCGTGTCGACATCCGTGAGGGCGGGTCCAAATGAGGCAATGCGAGACATGGTGTCCGCCTCCTAGTTCGTGTCAATGGTGTTGAGAACGCCTAGCACCCTTCGACGCGTGGTGACGAAGGAAGCAGCGAGCTTGACCTGCGCCGCGCGGTCGTCGACCTGGTTGGGGATTGGCTTCCAATCCGTCATGTCGAAGAACGCCTGCGGATCGTAGATGAACTCGATGAACCTGGTGTTGAGGAAGTACATCCGCTGGGAGATCGCTGGCGACCACACCATCGGGATGCGCTTGAAGGTCTGGTTCTCGAACCCGGCGTCCGCGAGCTTGGTGTTGCTGACGCGCAGCATCGGCACCACGATCTCCTCATACACCTCGTAGGCGTTCATGTCAGAGAGGATGATGTCGGGAGCGTCCATCCGCCGGTTGTTCATGCAGAGGTTGAGCAGATGCCGCATGTTGGACAAGCCGTTGACGGAGAACGACAGACCCGTCATGTTGATGGCTTGGTTCTGCCACCATGTGTAGATGGATGGGTCGATGCCGCCGGCGTTGAAGGAGGCGCTGGCAACGTTGGCCAAGTCTGGCACGAGGAATTGAAGCCCATCGATCTGGAGCGCCGCGGCGCCGGAGCCGGCCGCAAGTGCTGTCTCCAAGTTGTCGATGAGACTCTCCTCCGTGTTGTTGAGCTTCGCGTTCACCCAATCGATGATCTTCGAGTCGCCGGAGTTCTGCTGCTCGTCGATCCAGTAGCGAACGATACCAGCGACGAGATAGCGCCACTGGTATTGGCCCACGGTGAGGAACTTGAAGTCGTTGAGGGGGACGGTGCCGCCCCGCGAGATCCACTGGACCACGGCGTTCTTGCCGTACTCCAAGTTGACCTCCAGGAACCGCCCGCCGCGCACGGGGCGCAGCTTGCCCTTGTCACGCAGCCAGAACCAGAAGGGGGCGGAGGCAAAGATGTTGTCGAAGACCCCAGGCAGGCGTTTCTGCCATGTCGTCGTGTAGAGGTCGTCGAGTGCCTGGGTGAATGAATTAACCATCTGCTAGTTCTCCGTCAGATCCCTTCGAGTGCAGGGAGGACATCGCTGTGGCGGGCCTGCACCTCACGATAGGCTTCGCGTCCCGCCTCAGCGGAGGTGAGTGGCTTGGCACCGTTGCCGGGAGAGCCTGCACCCCCAGGCGTCAGGCCGCCGAACATGGGGCGGCGTGGTGGTGCTGGCGGGTTGTATTTCTTCTCAAGCTCGCTGGCTTTGGCGGTGTTCTTCGCCCGCGCGAGCTGATAGAGATCCGTGATCCCGAGCGCGGCGTATTGCGGCTGCTTCGCCAAGGCGATCATGTCGTCCTTCCAGTCGGCGAAGTCCTTGTTGTTGGTGCGGAGGGACTCGACCTCCGCTTGCGCCTCACGCGTGACGACGTTGGATTGGAGGTTGGTTAGCTGGGTAGTCACCGGGGCGAGCTTGGAGTCGAGGAGGGAGGTGATTTGCTCTGTGAGGGTGGAGACAATATGCGCGACGAGTTCAGGCCGCGTAAGAGCCTCCAGATCAACTGGAGCCGCCGCCGGCGTATCGCGAGCTGATGCGTCCCGCACCGTGTCAACGAGCCCATCGAGCTTGCCCCCGAGGCTGTCATTGAGCCGTTCGAGGGAGGCAGTCCACTCGGCGAGATTGGGGAGGGGAGCAGCGGTGGTGGTCAGCGCAGCGGCCGAGGGAGCCCCACCACCACCGTCACCCCCAGCGCCGGACGGACCCCCATCGGCGCCAGTGCCATCGCCATCGACGAAGCAGAACGGGGAGTGCGTGGGCAGCCACGCGAAGATGGACGTGCTCATGCGGCGGTTCATCGGGCGGCACTCCTACGACGAGGAGCAGTGGGTGGAGGGGGCCGCACTACAGCGAACCGAGCACGCGCCTGCGCCTTCTCGATCTCCTGCTCGATGTAGGGGGTGTGGCGGTCGAACCACCCAGAGGTGATGCGGCCGATAGGGGCGCATGTCACGCGAGGGATGGGCACGTCCTGGCCGTTGTCGATCATTTCGACGGTCACGGACCCGAGGCTGTCACCGATACTCATAGGGGGAGTCTCCTTGGTTAGAGGGGAGCGGTCAATGGAGAAAATGGGCCGGATACGCACGCGGAGGCGCGAGAACACGTCAAGATCATCTATTCTGCCTCATATATTGTGCCGTATCCTGATCGATGTACTTGTGCATCTCCTTGTAGCGCGCATCCGCTTCTTCTGGCGTTGCATACTTAGGGAAGTTCCCCCACCCAATCTGCGACGCATAGATCTGCGCCTCTCGCATGGTCAGCATCTGGCCATCCTTCACTGTGGGCACATTGTAATACCCACCGGGGCCAGACACCACCGCCTGCATTAAGGTCGAGATATCTCCGCTCGGATGAACCACCTTGCCCTCACTGTAAAGGTTGCCGAGGTGGTAGTTGTAGAGATATTGCTCCTGTGGCGAGAGTTTCATGTCCTTGATCGCTTGATCGAAAGGAGTGGCGGCGGGAGCTTCGTCACTCAAATCCACCTCCTCGGACCGCTGTGCCACCCCATCGAGTCTCGCAGATAGTGGGAGTAGACTTCTCTCTTCTCACACTCCTGGCGCAGTTGCTCCCGCGAGGTGACGGGGTAGGGGGTTTCCCACGGATGGAACATGTGCTCAAGTACGTGTTCGCCGAAGGACTGAGCCGCAGGCATGGCGATGGGGCGCTCACGCCACCCGTCGCACCGCTCGCACGGCTCATCGGACCAGTGATCGCAGCCGGTGTTGGAACGGACATGATAGCGGCTCATGCGACCCTCCGTGGTCCAGCGGTAGGAGGCGGGCCACCTGCACCGCCGATCTGCTGGACGGCTTGACCGAATGGGACGGGCTGCTGCGGCGAGGAGTTCATGCCGCCGTTCTTCATGAGGTAGTCTGCATCCACGCCATAGGACTCGCTCAGCACGAACTCAGTGAGGTGTTGAGGATCGATCAATGGGTTGAGCTTGAGACGCTCATACATCACGTTGGCCCGTTGTTCACGGAGTTGCTTGGTCTGAGGCAGGGAGGTGTCAGGATCGACCTTGACATCATAGATCGCGTTGCGCATAAGCTCCGGCTGGACTGAGATCCAGATCGGGACACCTTGCGGCCCCACGACATCAAGCACCATCTCCGTGTCCCATCGCTCGATGATAGTGTGGTTCATGTCGGCGACAAGTTGAACGAGGAGGTCTGCGCAGGCATCGCGCCGCTCATCGATGCGGATCATGGTGGCTTGGTTGACGATGTTGGCTTCAGTGGCGGAGCGGTCGGCGGAACCGGGTGCATACTCGCCATACTGGTTCACGCCGAGACCGAGAAGCTCTTGAATGTCTTTGTCAACGACGTGCTCGTTGTTCTCTAGGGCGCGGATTACTTGCTCGATGCCTGTGAGATTGAGAGGTACTACACCATCACGTGTCTTGACATGGACAATAGCACCAGCGTTACCATCGATGAGCTTGCTCTCCTCGTCAGGGGTGATCTCGCCGATGAGTGAGAGGAACTTGGCGATTGAGACGCGGCGATGGTTGCGGAGCTGAGTGCGGATCTCGTTCTTCTCCCCCTGCTGGGGGGCGATGATCTGGCTGTCGGGGATGCCCCAGAACACCTCATCGTCGGTGTTGAAGATGAGGGGATAGAACGGCAGGCGGCGGTTGATCGTGAGGTCGTCCTCGTCGTAGAATAGCACCTTGTCCTCAGTGCGGGTGTTAACAGCGTGAGGTGCCATAACGAAGACAGCGTTGGTCTTCTTGTCGCGGATCTCCCAGAGTACGACACCCTCGCGGTCGCGGACGGCGGTGGGCTGGGTGCGGGCGAGGAGCCGGCCCTCCGACACGCCTGCCATGAGATCCTTCACGTTCTCGAAGCGGGGATCGGCCTTAATGTCATCGAGAGGACGCACAGTCTCATAGCAAATCCAGCGGGTGGAGTGAATGTCGGTGGAGCCATGCGGGACGACGATGGAGCCGGGATGGGCAGCCAATGCCCACGGCATGTTGGGATGGACGAGATCGTTGTATTCGAGGCGCTTGCGGGAGCGCTTGCCGCCAACGTCAGGGTCGGTGGTTTCGATGTCTTCGGGGGTCGGGGTGAACTCAGCGCCGTAGCCAAGCCGGAGGCCGCCAGTGCCGAACATGACGGCATGTTGGACGGCCCGCTTCATCTGCTCCTTGAACCCCATGACCTCCAGGAGCTTGTTGTCGGCGCGTTCGAGGAGCTTGCACAGGAGCAGGTTCTCGATGCCGGGCTTGGATGGGGTGATGGAGACGGAGGGGTTGCGATAGTAGATCCGGGGAATGAGAGTGCGGATGGTCTTGAAGTAGACGTTGGAAGGAAGGATCTTAGGGTTCCACTCACCGCGATACCAGCGTCGCCACGTGGCCCACTCGGGCTCATGCGCATATTGGGAGCGGAACGCCTTGCCGCGAGAGACTTGACCGATCCACCATTCGGGGACAGGTTTGCCGGTGGAGGTATAACCGTCAGCCATCAGAGTTTCTCCAGGGCGGCGACGCGGGGGTCTTTGGGCTTGCTAGAGCGAGGTAAGCCCTTAACCATCCTAGGCTTCCGAGGTGTCTTCGACTTGGGTGTTTTCATAACCACTCTCCATTTGGAACTACCGGTCCCCAGGTGGCAAGCCACCCTCCATGTCGGTCCGAGAACATGGATAAGGGGACCGGTCCCAAGTCGCAGCGAAGCGCGACATCGTTGTCGTTGCCTGCACATGCCCGCGCCGGACCCATGCTTGGCTGCTGCGTCACCCGTCGCTGGAAGCGGTGGGCACGCAGAGCGCACCTCGGGCCTGTGCTCAGCTCCTCGCTGGGTCGAATGTGTGTCACGTCCGGATGCCGCGCTAAACCGCCTTCGCGCCGTCGTTCGGAGACTGCCGCTGCGACACCGCGGTGGTCGGCGCGCTAGCTGTGGGGTGGCCGCTGTTCCCAACGGCTACATGCCCCGCAGGCCGCGACGCTGGGCTGTTGCCGCTGGCTGCCCCTGCGCCGCCTCTCGGAATGCTGCTATTCATGACTGGTTCTCCTGTGTGTAGTCGCCACATAGCGACGGGGTCGAATGTGCTTCACAACCATCCCCACTCACGGAGCTGTGCGATGTCCTCGTTGGCGCGTCCGCCGATGTCGGTGCGGTATTGCTTGTTGGCGACGGTGATCCGGTCGAGCAATCGGTAGACGCGCCGCCGGGCCTCATAGGTGTAGTCGGGCCGGTGCCGCGCGACCTTCGGGGGTGTGACACTACCAACGGCCGTCGCTTTAAGGAGGACACCATCAGCGCCTGCCGTGATGTAGGCGTCGCCTTTCTTCTCAATGTCTTCCAGAAATAGATGGTGAAGGGTCGCATCGTCGATCCCCATGATTGGTTCGCCCGCGCTGTCAGCGTTCGGGCGGCGCATCGGCCACGGTGGCACGGACAGCCGCACTGCGATCATGGTGTCGGCTGTGAGCTTCATGTCCTTCTTCGTTCCCATCGCCACATCGAATAGGAAGTCGCCGAACGGCTCATCGAGCCCCTCGATTAGCGCCTCCACGGCGTCATATCCCATCCGTGAGGTGGCTTCGAGCGCATGCGCCCCATCCGCGTTCACGATGCAGTTGAGGTCGAAGGGGCCGCGATACCCCAGCAGCTTGAGGAACGGCTCTACGCGCTCAATCGTCTCCTTCGTCAGCTTGTTGCCGTCGGCCCGGATCACTATGTTCCCCATGCACCCTGTGTTCTGGCCCAGGTCCCCCGCCAGGAACCTCTTGTCCTCGAACGTGTGGTTGAACGGTCGAATGAAGCTGCTCCCATTGAACCATCCCTCCGTCGAGACTTCCACGCCACTGACAACTCGCTGGCAGATGCCACGACACGTGTCCGGGAGCGCCTCCACCGCCCGAGGCCACAGTGCCTGGTCTTTCACCACCGCCGTCTTGTCGTTGGCTAGATTGCCACTTCCCTTGATTACCCATCCGTCGCCCCATCCATGTTTGGCCGGGAGCTTGAGCGCATCAGACTTCGAGCCGAAGGAGTGTGTCTCGGGAGTGCTGATTCCAACCTGCTCGAACAGCTCCATCCCTTTCTGTCGGTCAAGTTCGAGCGCGTCCAGCGCACGACTGAAACCGATTGAGGGTCGACCTGCACTCCGTATAGCTTCTTCGCAACTGCCGAGGCCAACGCAGTCAGCGATGATAAGGTCTGCGCGTCGAGCCGCCCCACGCCACTCGGGCACACGATGCACGAGACCTCGACCGGCTCGCTCGAAGTGGAAGTCTCGGATGTAGACATCGACTGCATGCCCCTCGAACGCGACGCGCTGTGCGACTCCAAGGCCATCTCCCTCTTTGCTGATGAACAGCACGCGCACACCCTAGCTCCCAAGGACCGAGGCGCAGTAGTCGTCCCAATTGATGCTGAGCTGTGTTGCCATCATCATCTCGACGCCTTCAGCGTAGCCGTGCTCCTTGTGGTAGGGCGCGGCAGGATCGTCGCCCGGCTCCCCGTCACCTTGCCACGCTACATCAAACTCAGTGACAGACTCCTCGGAGATGCCTCGGTGCTTGCACAGCGCGGCCTCGATGAGTTCATGGAGCCCGACCAGGAACTCGTGCCGCCAGTCAGCCTGCTCAGTTACCCTCACCTCGATCCCATCGTGGTGCGTGAACTGCCAGTCGCCAACAGTGTTGTAGCGTTGCTTTCGCGCGGGGATAGATTTGATATGCGCGTGCATCAATGGTACCTCTCTGGCGTGCCGTGGATCTCGCGCTCCGTCCATATGTCGCCGAAGATGGCCTCCCACGAGAACGGATCAACCTCCAGTGGGGCAGAGGGCGTCCGCGGCCCGTCGCCCGCCATGACACCGGCACGATCAACCGCGATCATCGCCATGCACGTCGCCATCACGCGGTCGTCGAGGCATCCGGAGTCGGCCTCGATCTTACCATCCGCCTTCTCAATGAACGTCCCAAGCTCTGACTTGAGTAGAGGCGAATGTATTGTGAACGCATCCGCGAGCAGTCGTCGCGCGGTGCCAATGATGATACCTCGATTAGCAGGTCCGGTGAGGGTGCCATAATGACTGAGAGGACTGAGAATTTCCTGCGTCGAGCGTTCGCCATGAGTAGCCCTATGAAGCAGCCAGGGGGGATAGTGCTGCGCGAGAGTGGAGATCGTCGTCAGGCCGTGGTTGTTGCGCTCGATGTTGATGAAGGCGTAGTTGAACCGGCGCGCGAGGTCTGCCGCCACCGGGCCAAGCTGGTCGGGCTCTATCCGATTGGAGGCGTATTCAGCCACCTGTTCCATCGTCTCCAGACAGAACACCTCCAGGACGCTATTGTCTCGGCCGACGCCGCCAGCAGGATCGCCCCCCATAACATAATGTAGGCCAGCCCCAGGATGGTCGTCAAGCACATGAAGAGGACCAGACTCGCGACGCCACGCAGATGTTGGCTCATATCGCACCCGGAGGAAGAAGCCGTAGCCGGTGGATTGGAAGCACTCGTCGAAGTCGACGGGGTAGTTCTCCTTGAACCGGCGGAGGTCGAACTCGTACTCGATGAGACGCTCGCGGCGCCAGAGGAGTTGCTCAAGGGCTATGCCCCGCGCAGCCAGCTCAGGTTCCTCTAGATCCTCCCGCAGAGATGCCGCGAACCTGGCACGAGCATCCTCGTCGCGAAATGCGATGGAGCATGAGGGCACACCGACCCACCCAAAGAAGAACAACTTGAACCCAAGCCCCTCGCGGGCCTGGACGGCTTGCCGGTGGAACCAGTTGCCCACGCCGTTGCCGGTGGACTCAACAGTGACCTCTCCCATCTCGGCGGCAGGCAGAAGCCCCGAGGTGAGTTGCTCGGCGTTGTCATAGAATGCTGCCTCGGAGAGGTGGAGATCGGTGATCGTGTCACCGCGCCCGAACACGCGGCTGCCGGCGGTGCCGATCCAGAACGATGAGCCGGTCTTCGTGAACGTGATGGCGCGTTGGCTGTCCGTGCCAATCTGGGGCTTGATGTCGGGGGGGAGCTTGAGGTTGGTGAGGATGTAGCGAGCGCGCGCTAGCAACCGCGCAGTCGCATCTGCCTCCGCCGACACGATGACGCAGCGCCGGTTCTCCTCCGCTAGACACTTCGCC